TCTTGTCGCACTATTAAAGTCCCCCCTGATGTAGCTACACCGGTTCCCCCGTTTACTTCCAATTTACCAGCCGGCGAAACCGTTCCAATACCGACGTTGCCGCTTGAATCGATTCGCATTCGTTCTGTTGCATTTGTATAAAAGCGAATAGGTTTTGCTCCTTGTGTATAAAGAAACATGTCGTCACTCGTTCCAGTTGTTCCAACATATCCAGTCCTTGTGCCGGTTGAATCTCTAAAATCAATAAAAGTACCGTTTGCGTCAGAATTGTTGTTTTGTAACCTAATAATGCTGCCGTCGCCTTCCGCATGTAGCTTTGCGCTTGGTGAGGTCGTCCCGATACCAACGTTGCCGTTTTGAAAATATGATGTGCCGTTTCCTCTGACGCTAAATATTTCAGTTGTATCTTGTTTTCTTACAAGCAAAGGCGCATCACCTGAATCAACGCCCGCAGTTATTATAACACCGCTTGAACTTGCATTGTTTTGAAACCAGCCCGCCCAACCAGCAGTTGACCGAATGTTTCTTATTCCGTCGCCTATAACGTCAAGTTTAAATGAAGGCCCAGTTGTTCCAATCCCAACGTTACCAGCGTTGGTCAAGGTCATTTTGTCAGCGTTATTGATTCTAAACCTAATGCTTTCTGTTGAACTGGCATTTAAAAAAGTTTGACCGCTAGATGATTGTAGTAAAGCATAGTTGTTTGTTCCCAAACTTATATGTTTGAACCCAGCGTAACCACTTATTCCTATATTTCCAATAAGTGATTTTCCAATTTCAGCCGAAACGTTGTCGCCAGGACCTACAGAAAGTTTTTCACCCGGCGAAGTCGTTCCGATACCGACGTTGCCCCCGTTAAAATATGAAACACCGTTTGCCCGAATGACAGTTTTAATTGTGTTCGTGTTGTCATACACTCCAAAATAATAGCTATCCCTATGGAATATAAATCTATTTGAAGTTCCGTCCGTCCCTCTTGTAATAAATAAATTTGAAGATGTCCCGCTTGTTGCGTTATCCCCGCTTGAAAGAAACCAGCTGCCCCCAGCAGTTGCAAAATTCACAGCGGCGTATCTTGTTGTACTGCTTGAATCATGTATTCTAACAATTGGATTGTCAGAGGAAATAGTCAATTTTTCAGTGGGGTTTGAGGTTCCGATTCCGACGTTGCCCTCTGAAATGTGATTGTCAGTTCCGTCGGTATAAAACGCAATTTTTTCAACACCGGCGTTGTACATGTGAAACCTTGCTTTACCGCCCGCTTTTTCAGCTAATTTTATTAAAGGATTCGTGTTCGCGTTTGCTTGAATTGTTATTCCTGAATCAGAAGCGCTTGTTGAATTTGATTTGACTGTTAAAGGTGAAGTCGGCGAAGTCGTGCCGATTCCAACATCGCCGGAAGTAGTAATCACCATTCTGTCGTTTCCGCCGTTTGTTTGAAATCTTAATTGACTGCCGGTACTTGACCTTATGTAACTATTATTGTTGTCGTGA